GTCACTCATACGAAACATTATGAAACACCGGGGTTCTCGTATATTCTAAGCGTTTTGACCGCCTATATTCTGAGCTATTTGCTGGTGAGCTTGGCGAGCGAATCACCGTCAGCGACCTCGGGCAATCCAACGATGCTGGTGAGCACCGAGGCCACTGCCGCCAATCCTGCAGTGCTGCCGACCAGAATCCAGTTCGCGTCACCCATGGCTGCTGCGGCTCCGATAGCGCCCAACGCAGCCTGCGCGGCGGTCTTCACCGCGCGGATTCCAGCCGCTTTGAGCCAGTTGAGCCACTCAGCTGGGGTGTCCAGTGGATCCTCTGCGGCGTGTTTTGCGTCTGCCATTTAGAATCTCCCCGCATTGAGGTTGCGTTGCAAGGCTTTGACGGTGGTGGGGCCGAAAACCTTGATGGCCTGTCCCTGCACGTAGGTGCCCAGATGTTTCTGGATCGCGGCGATGGTGTCGGGGCCGAGAAGACCATCAACGAGTTTGACACCGAGCCTGCGCTGCACGGCGCGGATGAGATCAGAGCCCTTGCCGGAGTAGCGCACCTGAGCGGTGAGCAGGTTCGGGCGGGAATAGGTGCGCCCGTTGGGGATCTCCTGACCCGATACGATGCCGTCGACGGGAGTGCCCATCACCTGCTGCCATTTAGCGATGGTGGCGTAGCCGGCAACACCATCGACGGCCAGAGTGCCTGCGGTGATTGCTGGGGCTGTGCCGCCGCCCACGTAGCGCAGGTAGCAGTTCCACGGATAGTTGTAGTAGCCGCGGGTGTTGGTCTCGTGGTTGGTCTGGTCGCCGGACCGGCCGCCTGCCGCATGCCCGTTCTCGTCGATCGAGGCTTGTGAGAGCATCCCAGGGGCAACGCACACGGCGACGTGATGCACGTCGTTCAGCAGGATGTCGCCCACCTGCGGCGCGCCGTTGACCGCGATGCGCCTCCATCCGAGAGCCGTGAGCGCGGCGCTGAGATTACCAGTGTAGCCCGCCCCACCTGTGTCGAACCCAGCCTCACGCAGACAGCCGATCACCAATGAGCTGCAGTCCACCTCGCCGTTGGGGCGCAGTGCCCACCGATTCGACTGGTCGTACCCCACGTTCGCCTGATCACAGTAGTAGCGCATGCGTTCAACGAATTTCGCAATGCTTGCCATATTTTTGCTCCTTTCGAGCATTAAAAAAGCCCCTCACGGTGAGGGGCCAACAGTCAGAAATTGATGAGGAGCAGAATCAGCCAGAATTCGAAAAAAGGCCACTGCCAGTAGATGAGACCGGCCATCGCGAGCACGCAGACCCCGATAGTGGCCAGGGCTTTACGCGTGGAGTGTCTCTGATAGCGCTGTCTCATTGGTCTCCTCCGTAGTGGTGTTCTTTCAGGTAGTCGGCGGCGGCGAGCATGACCCAGCAGTCGGCGTCGAGCTTCTCCAATTTGCCCATCTCGTAGCGCACCCTGTCGGATTCGTCACGGGGTGAGGCCATGAGGCTCATCAACGTGTTTTTGATGGTGTCTTTTTGGATTTCGACGAGGGTCTCTTTGAGCTCGGAGTAATGAAGCTCCTCGGCGGCCACCCTGTGCACCAGCTTGTTCGCTTGTGAGTCCCATGCGAGTTTCTCGAGGTTCGCGCTCTGCAGTGTCGCGGTCGCGAAATGCTCCCAGATGCCCGGGAAAATCTTCGCGACCAATCCCACGAGGGCGATGGCTCCAGCGCCACCTCCGATCCCACCGAGAAAATCACCGAACAATTGCTGCAACGTGGACTCCTTGAATAGGTGGAAATCCCACACGCTTATCGGTGTGGGAGCGTGGTTCTCCGTGTGGGTTTCCACCCACGGAACGGAGAAAAAGAATGAATCTGAATGATTTTCACGATCTGTACTATCTGCCGGCCATCGCTCGATTGCGTGAGTGCACGAGAATCGGATACGAGAGCGCCTGGCATCTGCATCTCGAACCACAGCTAGGCGGGGTCGAGATGGAAGAACTCAGCAGTGAGATTGTCGCAATGTGGCTGCAGGGCTTCGAGAGCGCGTAGCTGCTCCACGTCAAACCGGTCTTCGGCAGTATGGAGATGGCTGATATCGACAGGCATCTGGTGGAGACGTGGGCGCAGCTCATCCCAACCGCCGGAGGAGCCAAGAAGGCATGGGCGTTGCTGCGCGGTGTGCTGAGGAAAGCCCAGCGCTGGGATGTGCTCGAATACGAGCGGTTGAGCGGAGGAGTGGACCTGCCCAAGCTCGCCCACTACGATGCTCCATGGCTGGAGCCCCATGATCTACGCAAGACCCTCGCCGGCTTCTACGGGCATCCGTTGGAAGCATGGCTGCTCTCCGCAGCCGGTATGGGGTTGCGCACCGAGGAAGGCCTGGCATCGGACTGGGACAGGGATCTCAAGTGGAGGACAGGAACCGTGCTCGTGGGCCACGGACTGCAATGGGTGAAAGGCCACGAAGTCGAAGATTCCACGAAAACGGATCTGAGCACCCGTGAACTCGCGTTGGGCAAACGCATCAAGAAACGCCTGCACTAACGGCGCGGCACCCGGCTATTTCTTCACCTACATGGGCAGTTGGGTAGCAGCCTAGCTGAACGTGACGCCAGCGGGAACCGGAATCACGCGGGGCAATGTGATGAGGTAGTCGTTGGCGCTCACGCTTGGTCCCACGGTGATGGAACCGTCCGTGTTCCATCTGCCTGTTTTCGAATAGTACGCGCCCGCGAGCACGCCGATCGCGCCCAGATCAATGGCGGCGCTGGGTTTCACCCCGCTCGAATACTGGTAGATGGGGAAATTGTTGACGCCGACTGTTGATTTGAAGCTTCCCAAATCCAAGTAGATGTATCCTCCCCGCACCGTTATGCGCGAGGGGTTCAGCATCTGGAAACTCGTGGCGTTTTGCGGTTTGAAAAGAGCCTCCTGCGTATGGGTTACGGAATCCCACAACTCCGCCATGGGACGCAAAACATTAAACAGCGGGACCGGAGTACCGACCGTAATCCCATCCAAGGGAACCCGGTAGAGAGGCATGAACGCTGAGCTGGCTCCAGTGAGAATGTTTCCTGTGGGGAGGGCCGGGTCTGCGGGCGTGGAGGACGCGGTACCTCGGATAACATCGAGCACAGCAGTCTCAACGGATGTGCTCGAGTCGCGGCTATACCGAAAACCGACAATATCGTGCCGCTTCAACCCCTGCGAGCCTGAGGCGATAGTCACGTCCTCCGCGGAGGTGACGCGCACGTGACGGCCTGCCATGACCGCCTCACCCGTACTAATCGTGATGTGGTTGGCGTCTCGCATGACCGCGGCAAACTGGTTACCACCCTGAACCACATAGTTGTCATTGCCGAGGATGCCAGCGTTCAACGCTCCGTCATCAGCCGCGTCAATGTGTGGGGTGTCCGCAAATCCTGTGATGAGTTCCGTGGTCATTTGGTAGCCTCCTCGGTTGTGTTAGCCATGAAATCGTTGAACGCCTGGTCCTGTGTGGCCATGAGCTGTTGATATTTCTCGTAGCAGGCCGCATCAAACATGTAATCCTGTGCCACACCATCCGCGGTAATGCGTTTCACCGCATACCATTTGTTCACGGTGACCGCGTTCTCGGGCAGGTATTCTCTCTTCTGATCCCTGTCGCACGTGTACTCGACGTAGTTGGTTTTTTTCGCCATGCTGGCTCCTTCTGTATATGAGAAAAGCCACCCCGATTGAGGTGGCTTAAAACTGTTAATTCTGACTGTTTAGGTGAGACGCTCCCATAAATACCCGCCCTGTGATGGTAGTGACCTCCACGTGCCGCCCCAGACATAGCCGGGGTTCGTGGACCTCGACGTGTGATAAATACTCCCGACTGGGTAGGCAGCGAGGAATGATGCGGCTTCGCTGTCGGAGTGCGCTGTGAGTGTGCCGTCTGCTGCAACCGTGATGGTCTTACCGTCCGGTTTCACACCACCCAGGGTTGACGTAGTAGCGGCGGGCAGTGCGTAATTATTCGACCCCTCCGCGATACCGTCAAGCTTGGCCTTGTCTGCTGCGTTCATAGAACCCGCAGTAGTCGGGGTAGCAGCTGGAACACTCAGAGTGATGATGTTCCCGCTCCGCGAGGCTGTGAGGGGACTCGCTGCACTAATGGATTGCACCGCACTGCTCGCGGTTGATATGGCTGAGTCCGCCGTATCCTGCGCGGTGGCGGCATCCGAAACACCCTGCTTCGCCAGCGTGGTCGCCGCATCCGCAGTGGATTGAGCAGTGGCCGCCGCGGCCACGCCCTTGTCCGCCGTGCTCTGAGCGGCCGCAACCTCGGTGATGTCCTTGACTGAAATATTTCTTATACTAATCGTCGCATCAATAGTGTCGGTGCTTCCATCAGTTACGAATATAAGACCTTGTGAAACGGCATTCGCAGGAAATACAAAATCGTATTGGACGTGAGTCCATGTGTCACTATTAAAAGCTTTAACCTGTTTATAAGCATCATGTTTTGACAATACAGAAACATAAAAACTTCTAATAGAGGTAGGTGTAGTAGTTTTTGCGTCATATGATATTCGTATAGTTCTAGGATATGCTTTTATACCAATCCTATTTGCTATTTCATGCTGTTTGAGGAACATTCTCCAACTACCAAAATCGGGTTTAGCAGTGAAATTAATGATTCCATCGGAAGATACAGTCACCGATGACTTAGCAATGGTCCAGCCATCGAGTGTGCCATCAGTCCCGCCATTGACAACAAGCTCCTGCGCATTCGCCAAAGCGTTATCCGCAGTCGCCTGAGCTGTAGACGCCAAGTCATTCGCATTGTCCGCAGCGGTCTGCGCCGTGCTGGCTGACGTCTGCGCCGTATCCGCCGTGCTCTGAGCGGCCGCAACCTCGGTGATGTCCTTGACTGACAGGTCGTCAGACCTCACAAAAACTGGGTTGTCGTCTGTATGAAAATAAGCCAGACGGAACCTACCCGAGGACACACCGGAAGGAACCGTCACATCTACACTAAAGTACTGCCACCCATCGCCTGCTGAGTTTATATCAGCTTGGTCAGACCGTGAAACATCATTGAATTGGATAGATATGTTTGCAGCAATTGCTCTGGCATCATTCCAGAACCATCCAGAACACCGAAGAATTCTTCCTTGCACTACCGGGAATGATTTTGAAAGAAACTCTATGGCGTAGGGGCTAGTTGGTAGATTGCCGGAAAGCATATAGTTGCCGCTGTGTGTCTCATTGGCGACCGCAGTGACACCCATACCGGTGGTATTCAATGTCTTCCAACCCGTCAAATCGCCTGTTTCAAACCCGCCGTTTACGACGAGTTCCTGCGCGTTTGCCAAGGCGAGGTTCGCGGCGGTCTGGGCATTGCTCACATTCCTATTCGTACTGTCCAATGCGCTCTTGGTTGCATACGTGCTGGAGACTGTGTTCTCGAATCCCGTCAGATCCTGAGACAGAGTGGAGACCTGGGACACCGCCGTGTCTGCTGTGGACTGCGCCTTCACGATGGCCGTGGTCTGCTCCGAATCGGATTGGAGTATCGCTCCCACCGAATCGCTCATATCCGAAGCGGTCTTGTTGGCCTCGTTCGCGACAGTGGAAACAGCATCCAGATCAGCCTGCGTCACATCGGCACTGATCACATGCGAGCTGATAGTGATGCCAGCGCCGGCCGTGTAAGCTGCGCCTCCACCAGAGGCCTCGGAGCTACCGGAGAGGCTCTGAGACGTGGATTCATCACCCACCTCATAATTGACGCTGAGAACCCCGTCCTCGATTTTGATGATTTTCTTCGACACCTCAGACGTAACCGTGAGACCTGTCGTATTATCTCTGGCTGCCACGTTATCGCCCAAATCGAGGGTCACATCGGAGTCGTGGAGCGTGACCTCGATAGTGCCCTCAGACTGGAGTTCCTCGAGTTTCTTTCTTGTTTCTTCCTTGAGTTCTTCGGCCTCAGCATTCGAATAATCGTAGATTTCGACGACCTCATCGAGGCCGAATAGACTCTGCGTCTCCGAGATCTCGCCTGCTGCGTTGGCGTACCAGTGGCTGACGGCACGATTTTTCAGCTCTCCCGTACCTAGTCCGATGAGGTGGTTGACAGGCCTGTAGTTTTTAGTCGCCGTGAAATCTAGCAAGTCAGAATCTACGACATCCTCATAGGTTTTCACCGGCAGGAGGGACACCTGCACCTGCCCCTGCGTATAACTCATGTGAGGTTTCAAACTGCTGGCTTTGGCCATTTTTCTCAGGCCAGTCCATGCGTCCGTAAACCGTTCAAACTGATAGGAGATGAGCCGAGCATCAGGTTGGGCGACGAACACGGAGTCGAGTTTTATCCGAGAAAACAGGGACGTGAGAACACTCGATACTGATCCAGAGACAGTGAGATAATCCTGCCCCGTATCAGGAGAGAGAATCTTATGCGCGAGGAGCCCCTGCCACGTGCGCCCCGAGTACTGGACGACACTACCCGAGGTGGTGACGGAACTCGAGACCGTGTCCACAATCCCGCCGTATTCAGTACCATCCAGGTAGACTCTCGAACCGCGAGTAAACCGTGTCATATCAATACTATCTCGGACAATCAGCGTGAAATCGTTCTCATCATCCCCGTACGCGAGGTCGAGCACGACATCACTGACCGCCTGGAGGTCATGCCCCTGAGGGTCAGTGAGAATTAACGTAGGGTCTGCCATGGAACCTCCCCACTTTGTTCAAACACTGTGACGTCAAAACCAAACGAATTCGGCCAGGAAACCGTGTTCAGCCCTGCGGGAACGGGTTCAAAAATATAGGCCCCCGAGCCTGCCCCCGTGCCACGCTCACCCGCGGCGAACATGTTTGTTTTATCGCCGTTCGCCGCAGTCATCTCAATAGTTTTCGATTTCCCGTCCACGATGAGATAACCACCCGAGGGTACCGTGACGCTGTTGATCTGGTATTTGTTCTCGCCGATGACGATATACGGGTTCGTTGCAGGACCGTAGATAGTCAGTCTCACCGCTGCAGGGAGACGCCCCGGCACAATGAGCTTCTCCGCCAGCGCGGTAGGAGTATAGTCATGCGGATAATCATGCGGATAGTCTAAATCACCGTCAGCAGTAAGAACATGAGGATTATAGGCTGTCGTGTGTCCTCGAGTCCACGCGCCGTCCATGAGCGCAAACGTGAGTTTAATCTCACTCACATTCACGTTCACATACGATGGATCAGACGCTGTCACCACCGCATGTTGCGACCACTCATTGTTGATAGTGAGCGTCCCAGGTGTTCGGGCCAGCATATCAGCCTCGAACACGCTCCGAGCCTCATCGAGAGGCTTAGTGGAGAGCGAGAGAGCAGTGACTTGGACTTCGCGAGCTGGTTGTGTCACCACTCCCAGTCTGCGGTACCCCAGGTCATACCCGTAGCTGCGGGAGCGAAACCCGTCAATCCGACCCACCCAGAGAACATCAGACGTGAGATTCACTACCTCGCCTCGAGCACTCGTATACGTGAGAGATTTCATCTGTACACCGCCTTCTTCGTGGCTCGAGCCAAATCACGCTCACCAAGCTTCGGAGCATACGAAGCGATGATGGGGCCTATCTCGTCGCGCAACTGGCTGATTGCCTGCACCACGTCGGCATTTGAATAACCTGTGATCACTGGGACGGTAGTGGATACCGTGCGCGCTGGCTCGGTTTTTGCCACATAGCCGCCATTGGCGAAGTGCCGGTAGTTGATTGAGTCAAGATAATCCTTACCGACTGCTCTCACTGCTGCGGCTCGAATCACGTACTCGCCGTTTGACAGCATCGTGGGAATTGAATCCGAGGTTCCGGTACCAGGGCCACGCACGATGCCGCCACCAGCCTTACCGCCAGAAGCATTCACGTTGACGTGGAAGACTTTTCCGAGGATCCCGTTGACTGTTCCCCAGAAGCTGTCGGTGTTGGCTCCGACCTCGATTTTCTTGTCTTTTATCTTCGCTGACTCGACGGCTTTCTTCGCTGCCTGGAACTTTCCGTCGTCACCACTGATGACACCGGTCTTTGGGTCTATCTTCCAACCGTTCGCCTGCGCTACCTTTTTGAACGCGTCACTGTTGTTGCCGATAATATAACCGGTTTTAGTGTCAATGGTGGCACCATTGGCGATGGCGAGCGCGATGTTGTATTGGTTCGAATCAAGAGTCAACGTACCTGTTTTGGGGTCGATTTTTTCGCCGACGACTTGGGCTATCGCGTTCATGGCGTCCTGGTTGTCTCCGCTGATGGTGACTTTCTTGCCGTCCGGGAGGGTTTCGGCTTTGAGTTTCACATTGTCGAGGACTTGGCTTGCTTCGTCGGTGATGGTGATTTTCATATCACCGTTCTTGTCCGCTTCCTGCACCAGCTCCTTGATGGCGTTCTTGGACAAGCCCATGGAATCAGCGAACGCTTCGGCATCCTTCTGCCCCATGCCCATCTGCTTGGCGAGGGCGATGACCTTCTTGCGCCCGTCGTCCATGATCTTGGTGGTGGCCTCGAGCCCCTTGCCGTCGCGGGCATAGGCTTCGGCCTGATCCTTGACGGCGCTGACCACACCGCTGAGCGCGTCACGGTTGGCGCGACCCTTCTCTGAGTTCTCGTCCAGCGTCCTGCCGTTCTTCTTCACGGCTGCGGTTGCGTCATCGAACGCTTTCGCGGTCTTGGTCGTCGTGTCGAAAACACTCTGAGCGAAACCGTAATAGGTTTTCAAAGCGTCATACGCCTCGCCCAATGCCGCCGCCTCGTCATTGATGCCCTTGGAGGTGGCTCCCATGCGTTCGGCGAGAATATCCTTCGCATCGGAAAGCTCCTGAGTGGACGAGGCGTTTGAACTCTGCGCGTCCGTCAGACCGGCGGTCGCCAACGTGCTGTCCACACTGGCTTTCCTATTCGCTTCCTGTGCTTTCGCC